CTAGCCACGACAGGAGACAAAAATGGCTACAACTACCTTTTCAGGTCCGATTAAGGCCGGATCAGTGCGCGAAGGCGCATCTGCCAACGTAGGTTTCGTAAAGATGGCGCAGACAGGTACTTGGACACAGTCCACGACTGCTGCTACCACAGGAATCAGAATTCCTGCTAACAGCCAGATTATGGAAATCACCATCAACATCACAACTGCATGTACTGCTGCTAACATCAGCATGGGCATAAACAGCACTTCAACAAATCTGTTTACTGCTCTGGCTGCTGGTACAGCCGCCAACGTGTTTAAGCTGGGTTCTGCTGGTACAAAGGCAGACACAGATACATGGGCCAACGTCGGTTCTTCAGATGTTGATATTTACATTGACTTCTCTGCTGGCACAGCGGGCGAAGGCTATGTAACTGTTGAGTACTTGCAGAACATCAACAACACTATCTAATAGGGGGTTGATATGGCGGGTCCAGTAAAAGCCTTTATGTGGGCACAGGGCACAGCCGCTGGTGTGGTTGGTCCTGCTCGTTCTCGCATTAAGCAGATTGTTATTTATGCTGCTGCGTCAGGCTCATTCACACTGAAGGACGGTTCTGCGTCAGGCACTACGCTTTTGACACAGGATTTCCCAACGGGTCTTCACACATTGAACATCCCTGGTGATGGCATTGTGGCTGAGGGCGGCGTGTATGTCTCTGCGTTTACAGGATCAAATAACGACCTAACCTTCTTTTTAGGTTAAACATTATGACTGTCCACGAGATAAGATCTATTAGTCAAGTCGGCACAAGCGAACCGTTTGAGCTACAGATTTCTCGTGGGCAGATTCCCGGACACTATCGTCTACATAAGTTTGGGTTTAATCCTCTGATTAACAACTCAGAAGAAACTATCTGGGACGTTGGTGGCATTTATGCTTATCCCTCTTCTGCTGCAAAAATGACAGCTACTAGCACTGATGGCGCGAATGATGACGGCGTTCAAGTAACTATTCAGGGCCTGGATGCTAATTACAACCAACTTTCCGAAACAGTTACATTAGATGGAACTGGCGTTGGCGAAACCAGCGGTTTCTTTCTCCGCGTGTTCAGAGCCTTTATTGCTGGCTCACAAGAGCCGTCTGGCACTATAAATATCACCAACGCCTCTACCACATATGCTCGTATTACGCTTGGTGAAAATCAAACGCTAATGTGTGTTTGGACCGTCCCTGCTGGGCACACTGCGTATCTTCTTCAAAAAGATGTTACTTGTTTAACTGAAGCAAACAACAAGTTTGGAACACTTAGGCTTATTTCAAGAAAACCTAGCGGTGTTTTTAGAACGCACGATAAGTTTGCCCTGCAAAATGCACACACAGAAATATCTTATTCAACCCCACTTCCCTTTACAGAAAAAACAGACATAGAAGTTCGCGCAATAGGCAGTAGCTCCAATTCGGAACTGCACGTTTCCGCTGCGCTTGATATCGTGTATATTAAAAATGATTCGAGGTTGTAATGGCACCGAAGAAGAAAAAGAAATCAGTTAGCCTCTCTGTAAAAAGGGGCGAAAAGCTACCAGCATCAAAGGGTGCCGGCCTCACGGCGAAGGGCCGTGCTAAATACAACAGGGCCACAGGCTCTAAATTGAAGGCCCCGCAACCAGGCGGTGGCAAGAGACGCACGTCTTACTGTGCGCGGTCTAAAGGCCAAATGAAGATGCATGGCATCAACTGTTCAAAGACACCAAAGAAACGTATTTGCGCTGCTCGGCGGAGATGGAAATGCTAAACGTATTAGTTACTGCTGTACTTGGATTTGTTGCATGGATTGCTTTGTCTATCGTTGACCTAAAGACAGAGACCGCTGTGATATCCGTTAAGGTAGACGAGAATCACAAAATGTTAACGCCCTTGTGGCAGGATTATTTGAGGAGACAGAGAAATGACAATCTCGCGTGGCTCGATGAGTCAGCAAATCTCAAAGCCGGGGGGCAAGTCAGTGAGTAAGAAGGATGCGTGTTACCACAAAGTTAAACGACGCTATAAGGTCTTCCCGTCGGCGTATGCAAGCGGGGCAATCGCCAAGTGCCGTAAAGTCGGAGCAGCAAACTGGGGCAACAAATCCACCAAAAAAGCAACAGGTGGAACGTACAAGTATCGAACAACAAAAATATACTGACGGTTAGATATGGATCCTGTTACTGCAATCGCCGCTGCCAGTACCGCTTACCAGGCGATTCGCAAAGGATTCGCTATCGGTAAGGAGGTTCAGTCGATGTCGAAAGACATCGGGGACCTCATGAATGCTATTAACAGCGTCAAGGAAGGGCATGAGAAGGCCAAGACCCGTCGCTTTGGAAGTGTAGAAGAAGAGGCATTACAGACTTACGCTGCCAAGAAAAAGGCAGAAAAGATGGAGGCAGAGCTTCGCAACTTCTTGATTGGTAATTACGGACCCGATGCGTGGCAGGCGGTTCTGCGGATACAGGCGGACATCAGAAAGCAAAGGCTTTTAGAAAAACAGCAACGGGCACGGCGTATTGAGACGTTCATAGAATGGACACTTATTGGAGTTTCTGTGTTGCTATGCTCTTTCATAGGAATATTTATTATTGTCAATGTCGGAGTCGGATAAATGGCAGTCAGAAAAACCAAAGCTGGTGCTTCGCTTAAAAGATGGTTCAAAGAAGAGTGGAAGGACGTTCGCACGGGGAAGGCATGTGGCAGAAGCAAAGGTGAAAAACGGGGTACTCCATATTGTCGCCCCAGCAAGAGGGTTTCTTCTAAGACCCCCAAAACCTCCAAAGAGATGACGGCTGCTGAAAAACGTAGTAGAATAGCACAGAAGAAACGGCTGGGCCAGCCCGCTGGCAAACCACGTCGAGTTAAATCCTTGAAGAGGAAGAAGAAGTAATGGCTAAAAAATTTCCAGATCTGAACAAAGACGGCAAAGTTACAAAGGCTGACGTTCTCAAAGGCCGTGGTGTTCCTGGTTTCAAGGACGGTGGTAGCTGTTCTCCCCGCAAAATGATGGCTGGTGCGATGGAAATGCCACGCATGGCTTGCGGTGGGACGCACAAGAAAAAGTACGGCGGCACATATAAGAAGTAGGTGATATGGCAACTTCAGGTTCAACAGACTTCGACCTCGACGTAGCTGAGATAATCGAAGAAGCATATGAGCGGTGTGGGCTTGAAGTTCGCACTGGTTACGATACCAAGACAGCACGTCGTTCTATGAACTTGATGTTTGCTGAGTGGGCAAACCGTGGCTTGAATCTGTGGACTGTCAAGCAGGAAACACAGGCTCTGACACAGGGTACAGCAACATACGCGCTGGATTCTAATTACACTGACATTCTTGAGGTATCACTGCGTCGGAGCGGCACAGACTATGAACTGAGCCGGATGTCACGCGGCGAGTATCTTGGCTTGCCGAACAAAACCACACAGGGCCGGCCTAGTCAGTATTACTACAATCGTCAGTCTACTCCTGAAATTACTCTGTGGGCCACGCCTGAGAACTCAACAGACACACTTGTGTATTACTATGTAAAGCGCATTGAAGACGTTGACACGCTGGCGAACACAACTGACGCACCGTTCCGGTTCTTGCCGTGTATTGTGGCGGGGCTGGCATATTACATAGCTATGAAGAAGGCTCCGGATCGGGTGCAGCTTCTCAAAGCTGTTTACGAAGAAGAGTTCCAACGCGCAGCGGACGAGGACGAAGATAGAGTACCACTGAAGTTACAGCCTAGTATTTCTTATCTTCGGGTGAACTAATGGCGAGATACGCATCTGGGAAAAACGCATGGGGATACTCAGATCGCTCTGGCTTTCGTTATCGTCTTTCTGAAATGAAAACAGAATGGAACGGGGCCAAAGTTGGTCCCGATGAGTTTGAGCCAAAGCATGAGCAGCTTGAACCAATCACTCCAGGTCCCGACCCTCAAGCACTTTATGACCCACGACCAGATCAGCGTACAGAGGTAGCGATTGCCACATTGCTGCCTTTAAATGCGTTTCTGTCTGGTTCAGCCGGATCTGCTGTAATCACGGTGATAGAGCCTTCTCATGGACGTTCTACGTCAGATGTAGTAAGATTCCGCAAAGTGGAGGCGTTTGATGGTTTTACAGAAGCTGTTCTTGAAAGTTCGTCAGGGTATTCGATTACTGTTGTCAATACGGATACATATACATTTACAGCGTCCAGCGGAACGGCAACAAGCGGTAATACACGAGGCGGCGGTCAAAATGCGACTGCGGGGCCAGTGACGTTACAGAAGTAGGAGATGTAGGTGTCCTTTACATATGCAGAGCTAAAACAAGCCATACAGGACTTCTCAGAAAACACAGAGACATCCTTCGTAACAAACCTGCCTGTGTTCATTCGCGGCGCGGAAGATCGCATATTTACGCTTGTTGATCTTGAACTGTTCCGCAAGAACGCTTCAGCCACACTGACACAGAACGACCCGTATCTGTCTGTGCCGTCTGACTACCTGGCTCCGTTCTCTATTCAGATTACAACATCCGGCAGTGAGGACTTCTTACTTCACAAAGATGTGAACTATGTTCAACAATATCACATCGACACTGGTGCTAACGCAGCCCCGAAGTATTACGCAATCTATGACGTTGACAACTTCATCTTTGGACCGACACCAGACCAAGCCTATACTGTTGAACTTCATTACTATTACAGACCCGCCAGCATCACAGCAGGTGCGGACGGTGCTTATTCATGGTTGAGCGAGAACGCCCCTAACGCTCTTCTTTACGGCTCACTTGTGGAAGCGTATACTTACATGAAAGGTGAGGCCGACATGATGCAACTGTACGAACAGCGGTTCGCACAGGAGCTTCAGCGTTTGAAAGACTTGGCAGAAGCCAGAGAAAACTCAGACGCATATCGCAGGGGATTACCTGATAGGCCAAGAACTTAGGAGTTATAAATGGCAACAAGTAACGCAGCAACCACCTATCTTGAGAATAAGCTGTTAGCTTATATCTTCAAGAATGATTCTGGTTCATTCTCATCACCAGGCGACAGCATCTATGTCGGCTTGGCAACAGCAGTTTCTGACGCGGAAGCTGGCACACTGACAGAAGCCAACTTTGGTGCTTATGCTCGTCAGCAAGTGACCGCAGCAAACTGGACACTGGCAGCTAGTGCAACAGACACACAGACAGTGACTAACGCAAACAACATTGAGTATTCTGCCTCAACAGGTACGAACAACACAGTGACCCATGCGTTTATTGCTGATGCTGCTTCTTCCGGCAACGTTCTGTTTGTGGGTGCGCTGGACGCATCTAAAACCATTGAGACGGGTGATATCTTCCGTATCAATGCAGGGAACCTTACAATCGAGTTGAAGTAATGGCTCTTGTTCTTAAAGACCGTGTAAAAGAAACCTCGACCACTACTGGCACTGGTACATATACGCTTGCCGGTGCAGTCACTGGTTTTGAGAGTTTCGCGCAAGTGGGTGATGGAAACACTACCTACTATGCTTGCATTGACGGAACCGACTTTGAGGTCGGCATTGGTACTTATACTGCATCAGGTACGACTTTGGCCCGTACCACTATCTTGCAGTCAAGTAACTCTGACAACGCCGTCAACTGGACAGCAGGGACACGCACCCTTTTCTGCACGTTGCCAGCAGAGAAGGCCGTGTTCAAAGATGCGAGTGACGTTATACAAGGTTTTACAGAACAGGACCCACAGGCTTTAGCTTTTGCAATCGCGTTAGGATAGGTAAATGGCAAACGCATTTAAGACAGTTACAGACACTGCTGTGGGCACAGGTGCAGCTACCATTTACACTTGTCCGGCTTCCACAGAAACAACCATTATCGGCATGAATGTCGCCAACATCTTGAGCGTGTCTATTACGGTGGACATACAGCTTGAGAACGATGACGGCGACAACGTGTATATTTTGAAGGACGCTATCGTGCCTGTGGGTTCCGCCCTTG